GTTGAGAATTTTGAGCGCTTCGCTTTTGGATAAGACTCCCATCAAGGAACTTTTTACCAAAGAACCTGAGTATGTTGCAAATGATGGTCAATTGACTCTTAATTTTATTTAGTGGACACTAGTGAATGAAATTATTAAAATGATTATTTTTCAAAGTCGAAATATTACCATTTTATTAAAAAGTTAATATTCTGAGTTCGAAAAATTAACAAATTATTAAAATGTTAATATTTCAAACCCGAGAAATTAACAAATTATTAAAAACTAAATATTCCGAGATGGGAATAATAAGTCCTGAATCTCAGGCTTAATATTCTCTCATTGATGCAAATAAATCTCTTTTCCTTTGGTGTATTGCCAGATTAGTATTACCTTTGCACGAAAAACTAAGCAACATGACACTGAAAGAGTATTTATCGAAGAATGACCGCTTTGCAGCGAACAGTGGATGTATATTAAAAGAGGTACGCGAAGGGTATGCCCGTGCGGAGTTGGTGGTGACGCCAGAACACCTGAATGCAGGAGGAGTCTGTCAGGGCGGAGCCTTCTTCACGCTGGCTGACATCGCACTGGCTGCTGTGATGAACAGTCATGAGGGTATCACCTTTGGCATTGAGAACAACATCATGTTCCTGCACAGTGCCAAGGCTGGCGACACGCTGATAGCAGAGGCTACAGAGGTGTATAACCACCACAAGATTCCCTACGTGGATGTGCGCATCAGCAACCAACAAGGCGAACTCTGTTGCGTGGTAACAGGACTGGCCTATCGCAAAGAGGCCAAGTTGCCTGTTGACGGGTTGATGTAAACACACGCCAATACAGTTACAGGCAAATTTTGAAAAAATAAATCGCGATTTGTTTTGCATTTCACTCACTTATTAGTACCTTTGCATGCGAAAAATAAACCAACCTACAAATGAAAATAGGATTCGACAACGAGAAATACCTCAAGATTCAGTCTGAACACATCAAGGAACGCATCGCACAATTCGACGGAAAACTCTATATGGAGTTGGGCGGCAAGTTGTTTGACGACCATCATGCCTCACGTGTATTGCCAGGCTTCAAGCCTGACTCAAAGTTAAGGATGCTGGCGCAACTGCGTGAGAGCATCGAGATTGTGATTGTGGTCAGTGCTGAGGACATCGAGAAGAATAAGATCCGTGCAGACCTCGGCATCACCTACGACGAAGATGTGCTCAGGTTGCGCGACGAGTTTATGAACCGCCACTTCATGGTAGGCAGCGTGGTGATCACTCACTACAATGGTCAGCATGCCGCCGATCAGTTCCGTCACCGTCTGGAACGCATGGGTATCAAATCATATATCCACTACCCCATCGACGGCTATCCCCATAACGTGGAACTGATAGCCTCTGATGACGGCTTTGGCAAGAACGACTACGTAGAAACCACCCGTCCGTTGGTAATCATCACAGCCCCTGGCCCTGGCAGTGGAAAGATGGCCACCTGCCTGTCACAACTCTACAACGAGAACAAACGGGGCATTCGTGCAGGTTACGCCAAGTTTGAGACCTTCCCAGTATGGAACTTACCGCTGAAGCACCCTGTAAACATCGCCTACGAGGCTGCCACTGCCGACCTGAACGATGTAAACATGATAGACCCCTTCCATTTGGAAGCCTATGGCAAGACAGCAGTAAACTACAACCGCGACGTGGAAATCTTCCCTGTGCTCAATGCACTCTTCGAGGGTATCTATGGGGAGAACCCCTATAAGTCGCCTACTGATATGGGCGTCAACATGGTTGGCTTCTGCATCTGCGACGATGAGGTGTGCTGCAAGGCTTCGAAGGACGAGATTATCCGTCGCTTCTATGACGCCACCAACAAGATGGCCGACGGTGCAGACAACGAAAGCGAGATCAGCAAGATCAGGATGCTCTTTAACCAAGCAAAGATCACCACTGCTTTCCGTCGTGTGACCACTGCTGCCTATGAGAAGAAGATTGAGAGCGGACATACGGCTGCCGCTATGGAACTCGAAGACGGCACCATTATCACTGCCAAGTCGAGTCCGCTACTCGGATGCAGTGCCGCCCTACTCATCAATGCCACCAAGCATCTGGCTGGCATTGATCACGAGGCGAAACTGATTCCACAAAGTCTCATCGAACCTGTCCAAAAGACCAAGACTGAATACTTAGGTGCCAAGAATCCTCGTCTGCATACTGACGAAGTGCTCGTGGCACTGAGTGTGCTCTCCAATGACGATGAGAATTGTCGCAAGGCTTTGGAGCAATTGCCTAATCTGCGCGACTGTCAGGTACATTCGACGGTGATGCTGAGTGAGGTGGATAGAAAGATATTCAAGAAGTTGGGGTGTGGCCTGACCTGCGACCCAGTGAAGAAGAAATAAAGAAAGGCAGCCGATTGGCTGCCTTTTCTTCTGTGTCGACACTTGGATTCGCTTTATGTTATTTAATCTTAAATTTCTATTCGTTTCAATTTCGTTTCAGTTTTTCGCTGATTTTCAGTACTTTACAATTTAAAAGGCCGTATTTCCTAAATTTGATTTTTCAGTTAGATTTAGAAAAAGTGCAGCAAAAGTGCAGCAAAATGTAGCAAAAGTGCAGCAAGCTACAAGGGCTTTTCTGTGTATGTCAGCTATCCCTTTTTTGTGGGTATTGTTGTTTATGATTACACCCCTATAGGCTCCCAATGAAAAAACCGCCTCCACCAATCACAGGCAGAAGCGGCTAACAAAATTCTTTTTTGTCTTTTTAAAGACGGGTGCAAAGATACAAATATTTTTTGGATTCCAAAGATTAAAGCATAGAATTTTTAGTTAAGGCCTTCAAATTCCTTGCTATTGGCTTAAGGATAGCGCATTATTCCTGTAAATGATAGGGACAGATATAAAACAACAGATTTGCGTATCATGTGGCTTTTGTTTAATCATTGAGAGTATAAAAAAGGGCTGCTTTAATCAGAAGATTTTGAGAGTTATAATATATAAAGGTGTTTCCGCAAATAATCTTTGTTTTACTTATTTCTCTTTGGAATGCCTTGTTTTTGCTGAAATAAGTATAACTGTAGCATAAAAATAGGGATATAACGAAACGTTACACCCCTACCAAACAAATAGGATTGTGAGTTATAGATATTCCCCTAATTCATTCCTGAGAGTCGAGTCTAAGATTACTTGCTCATTACCTAACAGCTCCGTATATTGCTCCCTAAAGCCCTGTAAGGCCTCGTTAAAGGTCGCTCTGATACCGTCGAGCCGTTTCTTCTCCCTCTCTATCTCATCATCTACGGCCTTCGCCAATTTCTCATTATAAGCGTATTTGCGCGCCTCTTTCAAAAGCAAAATATCTGCCTCCAGGTGCAAGGTAGAGGCAAAGGCGAAAGAGTCTATAATCCTCTTAGCCGCGAAATCGTCCAAGTCGGAAAAGTCGTTTTCCGTTAGTACCATTAGGCATTTGTCAGCGCGCCGCTTGTAATCGTCGTAAAGGATCAGAAAAGAGTCGAATTTCTCATTTTCGGGTACGTCCTTACTCCCGGCCTCTTCCAAAGCCTTTGCGTAAATTTCCAGCCTTCTCTCCGTGAGTAGCCTTTCAATGTCTTGTAATGTCATACTCTTTACTTTAGTGTTAATACTGTTTCTTTGAAAAATGGCGGGGAAAGCTCCAAGCGGAAAACTCCCCCGCCCTGGTGATATGAAATTTAGGATATTACTATTTAACCCTTACAGCCGTACCGTCGGGCGTTACCCTGTGCAGTATGTCGTATGCGTTCCTTACGCTTTCCTCGATACGGGAAAGAGCCTCCGTGTGTTCGCTGATAACCCGCACCCGCTCATATATCTGTGACTGTATCTGTACCTGAGTCTGTGCAAGCGTGTTGCTATGTAGGCTCTGCTGTACTAAGAGCGAGATTTGAGGCGTTACCGTTGCCTGTAATGCCATTATCGGTGCTGTAATGTCAAGCATACCACCAGGAAATGCAACTTTCGCCACACCCTGGCGGATAACAGACAAATCAGCCCTCATACTATTAGCGTAACTTGCAAGCAAATCCGCTGTTTGTTCCGTTATGCCCTTTATCGAAGAGCCACCCGAAGAGTGAGAGGACGATGAGCCGCCCTCTTTCAAGATCCCGGCATCTAAGAGGTTTTTGCGTGCCTGTACCAAGTCAGCGGAAAGAGCCTCGTTTGCCGCGCGAATGGCTGCAAGTTCGCCCTGAGTCATTTCAGAACCGCCCTCGCTATCTTCCCCTGCAGCGTCCGCTATCATGTTATAGAGGGCTTTTATACGCTCTTTGTAAACCTCGTTAATAAGGGAGTTCAGGATGGCGTTTGTAAGCATATCCTCCAACTTGTCTGCAAAGTCCTCGTTTGTTGTGTCGAGGTCTTTAAGCAAGTCCACGTATGAGGATTTGAAAGAGTCCCAGGAGTAGCCTGTCAGTTTCTCGTTTAATGCGCTTGTGAGTTCGTCGATCTTTCCAGCGTTGGCGATATACTCATCTATCAATTCCGACGGGTTGCTCTCCCCGTCTGTGTTAAGGAGTTCAGCCCACGCCTTCGGTGCATAGTCCCGTAATAGTTTCATCATTTCGGGCGAGAGGTTCCACAGGTCGCCAGCAGATTTTACCATAGCCTCAAAGCCGTTATCTTTCAGCACCTTGTTAAATGCCTCCCAGCCGTACCAATCCGCGCCCCTGTCGTTGAGGTAGGAGTTAAAGGAGTGCTTACCGCTAAGCCCTAAAAAGCCGTGTCCGCTGTTGCTCCACTCGCTTGCCCTGTCGTTAATGGCCTTGCGCTGGTTTGCCTCCCATTCCTTTTCAGCCGCTAAAGCCCGCCTATATGCCTCCTGGCTCTCCTTGTTGGTGCTGTCGCTGTTCTTTATGCTCTCCGCAAGTGTCTCGATGGACTTTGAAAGTTGGGCGTTTGCCTCTGATAGTTTGGCTATCTCTGCCTCCATTTCGTCCGTGTTGCCGTTTCCGAAAACAGAAATACCCATGCGGCCAAATCCGGCAATTCCATCCAACACATTCCCTACGGCTCCGATAACGTCACCATTCATTAACGACTGTACGGCATTATTGAAACCGTTAACACCCTCAGCAAAGCCGTGTACGGCCTCCCCGAAGTCCGTCTCTCCGAGTCCTACCTTATCCACGAGTTCGCTAAGGCTTTGGGCATTCTGTGAAACGCCCTGCAATATTTCCAAAGGATTGCCGTTAGCCCATGAAACAACGTCGCCAATTCCCTTTATATTCTTTAGTTTGTCCCATTGGTTTTCGAGCCTTGTTCGTGCCCGGGTAACGCCCTCACTTGCGGCCTGTTCGTTAGCCGCATCCGTCGCAAGTTTCTTGAACAGATCCAGCAAGCCCCTGTATAATTCGCTCCCCTTGTCGAGAGAGGAAAGTAGCCGTTCCTTGTTCTCCTCGCTGATAGCCTCTAATTCTATCGTTACCCTTTCTCCGAGTGCGTTCCTGAAATCAAGTTTTTCGAGTTGCTCCTTAATTTGGCTCTTAGTGTCTAATACCTTGTTTATTGCCTCAGCCTGTTTATTGAGTGCAGAAGAGTAAGACTGTTCCGCCTTAGCCGTTTCTTCTGTCAGCCGCTTGCGTTCCCTGAGTCCAGGGAGTAACATCTGGAAAACATTTGTTCTTCCGGCTATAGCGGCCTCTATCTCTGCAATCTTTTCGACTAAGGTCTTAGCGTCCTCAGCCCCCACGCCCTTCGAACTGAGAGCCGCCTGCAGTTTCTCCTTTAGGCCTCTGAGGTATTCAACAGAGTATTTGTCCAAATCCCTGAAAATTCCCTCCCAATCTATAGCGTTCCGCAGTGCGCTCATGTTTATCTCTTCGAGAAGCCTGTCGCGCTCAGCAGACAAAAGGGCTTTTTCCCATTCGTTTTGAGCCTTGGCAATTCGCTCGTTATAGTCTTGCGTAATAGCGAGTCTCTTCTGTTGTAGGCTTCCGTACTGCTGGAGGTAGTCGTACATATTGCGCTTTTCTGCCTCCATGATCTTACCCATAGAGTCCGTATAGATCTTGTTCGCCTCTTCTATCCGTGCGTTGTAGTTCCTCAGTTGTTCGTCTGTCAAAGGCTTGTTTGCAGCCTTCTTATATGTCTCGGACTGATAGAAATTAACGCCCTTGTGCGAGGGGTCAGCGTCCCAAAGTTCCTTAGCGGCCTTTATCTTCTCATTGCGCAAATCCTCAAATTCCCGCTTTATGGCCTCCATCCGCTTATCATGGTCTAACTCTATGGCTTTGACGGATTGCTCCGTACCTTTCTCCATAGCCCCGATTTCCGCCTGGCGTGTGGAAAACTCCATATCAATAACAGCCCGCTTAATCTTTTGGGCTTGTTCCAACTGAATGCCCGCCAATTTCTCTGCTGACTCCCCAGCCGATACGCCTTTTGTGGAGGCTTTCGGGTTAAAGGCTTCCAACTCCTTAGTATATCCGAGTATCTTCTTACGGAGAGCCGCGCCCTTCTTTCCGTTGGCTTCCGCCACCGTAAGAGCGTCGAGTTGTGCCTGTGCTGCCTTCCTGTCCTCTTCGATGGCGTGCTTTGTACGTGCATTCGGCTTGCGTGCCTCTATGATACCGCCCGCGTAGGTCGTAAGCCTGTCTATGTCCTCCTGGGTGAGCGTGACGTTAGCGAGTTCCTTGTAGGTTTTCAGAATAACGCTCTTTTTCTTACCCTTTGCCAATTTGAGCGTTTTCTGCAAGGCTGCTAACTGTTCGTCGTTCATGGCTGCTATGGTTTCCTGGAAACGTGTTGCAGCGTTAACAGCGGCCTCTCTTCGCGCTTTCCTGCCATACTCCCCAGCCATTTTGTTAGCCCAGTCCAAAAGGTCGTTTTCATTATACCATGCCTTAGCCCAAAAGCCGTTTTCTCCGAAATATTCCTCTTTCATTTCGGCTATGAGTTTCTGCTGTGCCGGTGTAAGTGGCTTTCCGCTGATCAGGAGTTTTGCGGCCTCTGCTGCATCACTATATTGCCCTGCCTTAGCGTTAAGGTTCTCCACGATCCTGTTTCCGTCTATAATGGCGATTTCCTTCTTTAACTGTAGTATATCCTTCAAGTGTCCCTTTTCGTCGATATACTTCTGCATGATGTCCCCGTAGCGGTTTATAAGGAGATTGAGGGCTTCGCGCCTTGAATCCGTAGCCGATGTGTCGTCGTTGGCCGTACTGATGGCTTGCTCTGTTTCCGCGTTGTATTCCCTCTGTTTCTCCGTAGCCTCAGCCATAGCGTCGTTAAAGTTATGCTGTGCGCGCTCCGCTGCTGTCAGTCCGTCGCTTGTGGCTATTATAGTCCCTACAAGCGCGCCCAGGGCTGTAGCCGCCAATACATAGGGGTTGCATAGCATAGTGGCGTTAAGTATTGCCTGAGCCTTCGCTACTGCAAGGATCCTGAGTTTTGCCAAGCCTGTGGCGATGGTGTAGCCGTTCTCTGCTGCTGTAGCAAGCAATACGGCTGTGCGATATGTTCCGTAAGTAACAGCAAGCCCTATGATAATACGGCCTATCTGTTCGTAGTTCTCTATGAGTTTCGAGGTGACGGAGATACCTCCCATGATAAGCCCCTCGTTTGATCGTCCTATCTCGTTAAGCGTCCTGTCTATGGTGTCCCCCAACTTTGCAAGTTGTCCGTTTATGGTCTCGCTCTGCTTCTCGCTCATCCTGTAGAACTTACCGCCCGCGCTGGTAGCGTCGATAAATGCCTGTTCTACCATTTGGACGGAAATAGCCCCTTTGCTCATTTCGTCCTTTAGTTCCCTCATGCTCTTACCCGTCTTTTCGGCCATAATCTGTAAGGGATTGAAGCCAGCGTTAACGTACTGGCGCAAGTCCTCACCCGTGAGCCTTGCTGCTGATGTAGTCTGAGCGAAAGCAAGCGCAAGGGCATTAAAGCGGTCTTTGTTACCCATTGACACATCACCTAAACGCTGTATCATATCTGGGACTTTAGCCAGTTCCACGTTAAAGCCTAAGAGTGTCTGAGCCGCCTTTGTCACGTCGCGCACCTCCAGGGGGCTTATGCGTGCAAAGTCTTTCAGTTTATCCATAAGTTCCACGCCTTCCCTCTCGCTGCCTACAAGCGAGGTGATAGCGGCCTCCATGAACTGAAAGTCTCCCGCTGTCTTTACTATCTGCCTACCCAGCATATAAAGTGCTGTCACACCTCCAAGCCTTACGAGCATTTCCCTCAGTTCCCTCATGCTTTGGCTTCCCTCGCTCATGGCCTTGTTAAGTTGCTGCTGTGACTGCTGGAGTTTTGAGTTTGCCGCCTGTGTCCTTAGTCGAGCCGCTGCCAGCCTTTCCTCTGCTGAGGCTAAATTTGTTGTGCGTAGTTTGGATAAAGCGCGCTCACTATTTATTTTTTCTTCATTGAGCGCGAGTATTGCCTGAGCCTTTGCAGCCCGCAAGTCAGAGGCGGAGAACTTGTTACCTTTTACGCTTGCGAGTGTTGTAGAG